ATTACCTTACAAAGGTGGTATGGTTGCAAAAAGATGGCTTGGTTTCATGTGGATGGTACATAGTGGTCTACCTACAACTGGTGGTAAAAGACAATGTTTTGCATATCACAGAACTGGGTTAGGAGTAGCTATGGGTGCTGATGTAACAACAGAAGTAAACTATATTCCTGAAAGAGTGTCTAACTTAATTACTGCATATATGAGTCTGGGTGTTGTGTTGATTGATGACAACGCAGTCTTTGAAGTGCAGATAGCTGAATAGGGGGTAAACATGGCTTACACAGCAAGTACTTTGTTCAAAGTAGGTGGTGCAAATCCTGGACTTTGGATTTACAAATCTGCTGATGCTGTAGGAACTGTAGCAGGAAGCGGATATTTTAATAGTGCAACCAATGAACTAAAAGAACATGATGTTATTATAGTAGTTGGTGCTACTGGAGGTTCTGAAACTGTTGATCTATTGGTAGTTACAAGTGCTACTGAAGCTGCAACTGTTACAACAACTAACGGTACTTAATAGAAAGGGGGAGGAAACTCCCCCAACATTATATGGCTACAACAAAGATAGATATATGTGCAAGAGCATTAGTAATGATAGGAGCAAATCCTATCACTTCATTTGCAGATGGTACGACAGAATCTACAGTAGCAAGTAACTTATATCAAGACACAGTAAAAAATACATTATCTAGCTATCGTTGGAGATTTGCTAGTAAACAACAACAATTATCAAGATTAACAGATACACCTGATCATAAATGGGATAGTGCGTATCAATTACCAGCAGATTTAGTAGGACTACATGGTGTGTTTGTAAATGATATGCCTATTAAATTTGAAAGATATGGTGATATGGTATACAATGATGCAGTATCTACTGATAAAGTGTATGCAGATTATACATATTATGATGAAGATGCTACTAATCCAGAACAATTTTTTCCACCATATTTTATATTCTTATTAGAATTATCTTTGGCTTCTATATTTGGATATGCTGTAGCACAAAATAATGCTTTGTCTGATTCTTTGGAACTGAAAGCACAAAGACAATTAGCAATAGCAAAAAATTTAGATGCACAGCAAAGAACATCAAGTAGACTTCGTGTTACTAGATTTACAAATACAAGAAACTCAACAGGTACTTCTAATATAGAAGGAACTGTGGAGTAGATGTGGCAAAAACAAAAGCACTTCTTAGACAATTAAAAACAACATTTCAAGCAGGTGAGTTAGATCCATTAATGAATATGCGTAGTGATGTTAATGCGTATGTAAATGGAGCAAAAAAAATGCAAAATGTTGCTTTGTTTTCTCAAGGTGGATTTAAAAGAAGAAATGGAACAAAGAGGTACGCAAGTTTAACTGGAGATGCAAGACTTGTTGGTTTTGATTTTGATGATAATGAACAATACATCATGGCATTTGGGAACCAAAGAGTAGATATATATTATTTAGAAACAAATGCTTTAGCACAAAGTATTACTGGATGCCCCTGGACTACTAGCATTTTATATGAAATGCAGTTTTCACAAGCTGGAGATACTATGATTGTAACGCATCCTAGTATGGCAACACAAAAAATATTTAGAACTGGATTAACAACTTTTACTAGAAGTGCCTATGCTTTTGATGAAGATACAGCAAATGTTTATCAACCATACTATAAATTTGCAGATACATCTGTAACTTTATCATCAAGTGCCACTACTGGTACTACTACCATAACAGCAAGTGCTAGTTATTTTACCAGTAGTTATGTAGGAATATATTTAAAGATACAAGATACAACTTTAGAAATAACTGGATATACAAGTGGTACACAAGTAACTGCTACAATACAAGGAACTTTGCGAAAAAAATTAATAACAGATGCCTTTACAACAGAAAAAGGCACAAAGACAATTACTGTTAACGATCCTTTGCATGGGTTAGCAAATAGTGCAAGTGTATCATTTAGTGGATCAAATAGCATAGAGGGTATAGATGGAGCAGATATAAATGGATCAAGAACTATAACTGTATTAGATGAAGATACATATACTTTTACTGCTGGCGGTAGTACTAATGCTAACAATACAGCTGCAGGTGGTGGTTCTGCTATATTTATACAAAGTCCTAATCAAGCTACTACGGAATGGAAAGAACAAACATTTAGTAGTGTAAAAGGTTATCCAGCTAGTTCTACATTTCATGATGGAAGATTATGGTTTGGAGGATCGTCAAGTTTACCAGATTGGGTATGGGCGAGTAAATCAGATCAATACTTTAATTTTGATTTAGGAGATGGAAATGATGGAGATAGTATACAATCTAGTATAGGAGCATCTCAAGTAGCAGATATAAGACACTTATTATCAAATAGACATTTACTTATTTTTACAGCAAATGGAGAATTTTTCTGTCCACAAGCTGATTCAGGTGTTTTAACACCATCTAACTTTACTGTTCGAAGACAAACTACACATGGATGTAGTCATGTAAATGTAAAAACTTTAGAAGGCGGAGCATTGTTTGTGCAAAAACATGGTAGAGCTGTAAGAGAACTTTTATTTACAGATTTAGAATTATCTTATTCTGCAACTAACATAAGTGTGTTGGCTAGTCATTTAGTACAAACACCTAAAGATATGGCAATATTGCCAGGCACAGCAGAAAGACCAGAATCATATGCAATATTTATAAATGAAGATGGTACTGCTGGTGTGTTTCATGCAGTAAGAGCAGAGAAGTTAGCTGGATGGACTGAATGGAAAACAACAAGTGGTGCTACTTATAAAAGTGTAGAAGCAGTAGGTTCACGATTATTCTTTACTGTATATAGAAATAGTGCATATTATATAGAAGAAATGGGATTGGAAGCAAATACTTTGGATCATTCATCAACATTTACATTAGGAAGTCCAGGCACAGTATTTACTGGTTTAAGTAACTATGCAAGTAAAACAGTTAAAGTTAGAAGCGGTAACTTTTATATGGGAGAGTTTGCAGTTACATCAGGAGGACAACTTACTTTGTCTAGTGGATTTGATACTTCTGAAATTACTGTTGGATATGACTATGAGGTTAGTGTAGAAACAATGCCAGTAGAAACTGTATTACCAAGTGGTAGTTTACAAGGTAAACCTAAAAGAGTTAGTAAAGTAGTCTTAGGATTAAACTCTGCTTTATCAACTACAGTATCAGGAACTACATTACAGCTAAGACAAGTAACAGATGATTTATCTATAGCACCATCAGTAGTTACTGGTAAAAAAGATTTTTATTTATTAGGTTATAGTAAAGATGCAACAGTTACTATTACACAAGCCGATCCTTTGCCAGTTAGAATTACTGGATTAGTTATGGAGTATCAAGTCTAATGTGTTCACCTGAATTAGCATTATTAGCAACAGTAGTATCTGCAGGAGCAACTATACAACAAGGCAGAATACAAAAAAGACAAATTGAAAATCAAGAAGCTGTTGCTAGGTATAATGCAGAAGTACAAATACAAGATTTAAAAGAACAAAAAGAATTAAATGAGATAGCTGCAAAACAAGAAGAAAGAGAAAGAAGAAGAATCTTAGAAGCAGAAATGTCAGCTATAAGTGCTTATGGTAGAGGTCTAGAAAGTGCTAGTAGAAATAATATAAAAAGCACAGCAGAAGAATTATTTGGTGCAGATGTAGCTACTAATAGATTTAATTTAGCAGTAGCACAAACATCAGCAGATAGAAATATTGGAATATTAACTACACAAAAAGGTATGCCATCAGCAGGTCAAGGTATTATGACTTCTGCATATGTAAGTGCTTTTGGACAATTAGTAACTGGAGGTGCATCATACAATATGACAAGAACTCCTAGTACAAAACCTACAACAACACCGACAACTACAACTTCTTATTCTCCTACATCTCCTAAATATTCATATGCACAAAGGAATAAATAATGGTAAAAAGATATAAAGATATAGGTAGAGTAGGAGTAAAATCATCTCCTGGAACTAGGTTTGCTTTGCAAGCTCCACAAAATGTTGGGGCAGAACAACTTGCAAAAACCGTACAACAAACTTCACAAAATATAGCAAATACTTTTTTTGAGTTATCAAAACAAAAAGCAATAGAACAAGCTAAAAAAGATGAACAAAGTTCAACTATAAAGTTTGCTGATGGTGTGCCTACTTTTGAACCAATGGAATTAGGAGGTACTATTTATAATACTGCCTATAATGATGCCGCTAAAATAACATATGCTAATGCTTTAGAAAATTCTGTTAATGATAAAATAACATCTGTTAAAGATGAATATTTTAACGATCCAACATTACGAAATAATACAAATAATTTAAGAGCATTGATAGACCAACAAATAACACCTATGAGAGGACAAGTACCACAACAATTTAAAAATGTATTTGATGCGATAGTGCAAGATAAAGTACAGCCATTATTACAAACTGATATAAAAGAAAATGCAAATAGAGCAAGAAATAATTTAGTAGCAAATTTAGCTTCACATCAAAAATCTTTAATACAAAGATTGTATAAAATAAAAAAAGATGCACCAGAATTTGAACAAGTAGTATCACAACTAAATAATATTTTATTAAAACAACAACAAATAAATCCTAATTTAATATCTGATATAGACTTTGATAATTTAAATAATGAAGTAAAAGCAATCGCAGGTTGGCAAAGCATAAGAGAAAAATTATTTAATCAAAATGAACAAGGAGAACTAATTTATAATGCTGATGATGTATTAAAATTAAAATTAGCTATTTCAAATAATCAAGCATCTGTAGATTTACAAGGTGAAATTTTTAATTTAGAAAGTATACATGATTCTATAGAAAGTAAAACTTTTATAGAAAATGAATTAACTAAATTTCAAAATGATAGAAATAAAAATAATCTTGACTATTTAGATTATCAAGAAAAAGTATCATCAGAATTATTAAATTTTTCACAAGCTATTAATGAATTAGGTATTAATCCTTCACAACAAGAATTAGAGAACTTACGAACAGCTACAGTAAATAAAATAAATGGACATGATTTACCAACTGGATCAAAAAGCAACAAACAATCAAAAATTGCAAGAAATCAAATCTTAGCTGATGTAAATCGAACTGTACAAAGAGAAATAAATAATATAAAAATAGCAGATCAAAAATATATATTTACTAAATTAAAAGCTAATTTAATGAATAGCTTTGGTGATTTAACAGAAGTAGCAAATATAATAGATACTAACAAAGATGTTTTTGCTAACAACTCTGAGATACTTGATTTAAGAAATTGGGTTAATGATTCAAGTGTTCAAGAAAAACATACAGAGTTTTTTTCATTACTTAAAGGTCAGTCTAAAGGAACAATACAAGATATAAGGTTATTGCTAAATGGTGAAAAGCCATTGGATAATTCTATATATTTAGGTAAATATTCAGGAGAAGAATTACTAAAATTATATGCACCAGTAAGAGGTATGATGAATGAAGCTCTTACTGCCATAGAAAAAACAAAGATAAATATTACTGCAGATCAAGAAGCTGCAAATATAATTAGAAGTAATATAATAGCACAATCTAAAGGAGAAGTTTTAACAAACTCATCTCATATATTTACAGTTTCAACTGATAAACTAACTAAATTTGTTACTAATAATATTTTTGAAAACAATAATGTAATGACTCCAGTAAAAAGAGCTAAGTTAGAATTATTATTAAAAGCTGGATATAGACCAACAGTAATAGGCAAATATTTAAAACACGCAGTACAGAGTCAAGATTCACAAATTATGATAAATTTAGGTGTTCCTATTATAAAAATGTTAAAAGATCAAAATATAGATCCAGCAGATTTAGGCATTAAAGATGAATCATATGGAATAATAAAAACATTAAGTGAATATCAATTAGATAATGAAGTTCAAGTAAGTACTATAGTATCAAATATAAATAGCTTATATATTGATGGTGGTGAAAAATTAAAAGCTGGTAAATTATTATTAGCTAAAGTTTTAGATCCAAAAATAGATTCTAAAACTGCAAAAGATGAAGAACTATTTCCTAACATAAGAGATGATTTATTGCTTGCTGTATTTAGAGATAAAAATGTAGACCAAAGAACAGCTATGAAAGCAAGAGAAGCAGTAGAACAATCTATCAATCAATGGTTAATACATTTTGGAGCTACTGGAGATTCTATGTATTCAACAAAATCTGAAGCAATTAAAGATGTGCAAGCAAAAATAGAAAATTTAAGTAAAGGAGATTTACCCCCTGATTATGAAATGGATATGGAAAGAAAAGGTAATAGAGCAGAAGATGATTTTATGGCAGGTCGTAATAACATGAATATTGTACCAATATCTAGTGCATATCATAATTTAGTTTCTAAGTATAAAAGTTTTGCGAAAGATTTTGGTATGAATGTATATGAAGGTAATGTGCTAACACATTTGAATGTAGCATACCAATTAAAAAATATGGATGTATTTGTGCCATTAGAAGAAATAAGTCCAGGTGATGTTCATTGGGATAAAAGTTTTAAAGAATCATTAGCACAATTTTTACCTAATGCAGTATTTAAAATAGGAACAGAAATAGATCCTACAAAACCATTAAATTTAAAACTTACAGAAAGAAACCAAGAATTTAAAAGAGACCAATATAAGTTTGAAGGAATACAAGGAGATATTATTGGCAATAGTGTTAATGGTAATTTTGTAGATTTATTTACTTTGGAATCAAATCCTGATGATCGTGGAAATACAGCACAAGTTCCAATGTTATTTGGAAAAAATGTTAAATTTGTAAAAAATGCTGCAATGAATTTAGGGGATAATCAAAGAAATATAATGATATCTGTTGATGATGGTATAGGTGAACCTTATACCACTTTTGTAATGGATAAAAAAACTAATAGACCTGCTGTAATAACAATTCCTAA